TGTCGCCGGGATCTCCGTCCCTAGCAGCACGTCCTCGGCGCCAGCGGCGCCGCCGCCACCCGTGCCGCCCTGGCGCAGCGTGCCGGATCCAGCCCCGCGCCCGCCGCCACCGCCGCCACCGCCCCCCTTGAGCCGGCGGATGCACATGACTGCCCCTGTGGGACGCGTGTAGGTGCCACTCGCCGTGAACGTCTGGGTATCGATCGCGTACGGCGTGAAGGACAGCGCGGAGGCCAGGTAGCCCTGTGGCCCGCTGATGCCGCTCACGACAACGACCCCACCGGGTTCGTGATCGTGAGGCACTCGATCACGCTGTCAGTCTCGACCTCGACGTCATAGGTCAGCTCGCCCATGACGTCGAACTCCCAGCTGTACAGGTCGCCAGCCTGCAGGGCCGCCGACAGTGACAGCCCCCACTTGTGCGTGGTCGTCCCATCGGTCGCGGTGACGTTGACGACGCTGCTCGTCGACAACGCGACCGTGATCCGCAGCCGGCCCTCCTTGGGCACCACGCCGCCGCTGATGCCGGTATTTGCCCCGGGCGCCGGGAGGTTGTATCCCCTGAACAAGAACCCGATTGGCGCGCGCATAGCACTACCCCTCCGGTGTTGTGGCCGGCGATTCTACCACCGGCGGTGTGTGATCGCTAATCATCCGGCGCAAGATGTCGACGGCATGTAGCCGCGCAGCGTGATCGTGCCGGTTGCCCGGCGAGGCGGCGGCAATCGCGTCGAGTAATCGGAGCGCGTCGGTCGGTGTCATGGTCACGGTCAGAATGCCCAGTACGTAGCGCCGCTGCTCTTGATCACCACCGAGGCATTGGCCGCTGCCAGATTGTACGCCCCGCTACCGTCGATGTTGTCCGCGCTTGTGATCGCGACGGTACCCGCCGCGATCTGCTTGATCTGATAGATCACGCCGGCGACGCCCGCCGCAGCGGGCAGGGTGACGGTGTGGGTGCCGCCGCCCGGGTCGACGAGTAGCGTATGATCCGCCGTCGTGATCGTCGTCGAGCCGCCAGCCCCAAAGACCGCGCGGATCGGGTAGCGCGTCGCAGCGCTGAACACGGTCACATTGGCGATCTGGAGCGCTACGGACTGGTCAGCCGCCCCGCTCGCGTCCAGGTACCGCACCCTGAGCGCGGCGTCTGCCTGGCGCTCGATCTCCCACCCTTCGGTCGGGTCACCCGTCGAAGGGTCCCAGCTCGCGGCGAGGAACAGCCGCGCGTCGAACAGCGCGAGCGCTGTGCCCGCTGGCGCAAGCGTGTCGGGGTACTGCGCCCCCTGGCGATAGTTCGCCAGGGGCATCTCGGGCGGGTGCAGCGCGACGAACCCGCGCCCGGTGCCGCTGGCATAGGTGTCACCGCCAGCGCCAGCCGTCAGGTTGCGCACCGGCCGCCCGTCGCCCACTCGCAGGCCGGCGGTCAGGACGCCAACCACGGGTAATGCCCCCCACGCCGCGAGATCCTCCGCAGTGACGGCTGCCGCGTACCGCAGGTCGCGGCCTGGCAGCCATGATGGCTGTGCGCGGAACGCGACCGCCGGCGCCTCCAGCTCGTTCGGGGACGCCGCCCCCTGGATGCTCCGCGGCGCCCACTCCCCGCCGCCCGCGCCACCGGCCCCCCCCTCGCCGGTAGGCGCCTGCAGCGCGCTCGAGGCGTACCAGTCCCACGACCCCGGCGCCGGGCTGCCGGGGTCGGTACCGTCCGGCCGCCAGCGCAGGTGCACCTTGGTCTTGATCGCCAGCTCGCTGACCATCGGCCACTCGCCAGCCTCGAACTCGAGCGGGCCGTCAGCTCGCTCGCCGCCCGCACCCGGCGGATGAAACGGCGTGACCGTCGTCAGGTGCAGCGGGTTGAGGGCCAAGCCCTCCGGGCTAGTGCCCATCATGTGCCGGTCAGCCGCGCCGTATCCGATGCTGAGCGGCCCGCCACCCTCCACCGAGCAGACCGCCACGGCCGGCGTTGCCGGCGTTGCCGGCGAATCGTCCAGGCCCACCAGGGTGCCGGGGGTCAGCCCATACGCCCAGCAGTGACCACCACCGCCCACCGCAGCCGTCAGCACCAGTGCGATCGTGTTCGGCGGCGGCGGCGCCGTGGGGTCGACGCTGCCGGTCGGCGCGATGCCCCACGGTGTCACCCGGCACAGCGTGTCCACGCGCGCGAGCTTGGCCTTGTCGACGGCGCCCTCGCCGTCGAGGTCGGCGAACAGCGTCGAGTAGGTCGGCGCGTCCTTGCCGCGCCACTGGTCGATGATCGGGCCGCCACCTGCGGGGTACGCGACGAGCGTCTGCCCCGACTCGTCGACGGTATCGACGACGAGCACCGGCGTGCCGGTCGGCAGCTTCGCGCCAGGGTGCGGCCAGACCTCGGTCGCCTTGAATCGCGGGTCCGGCGTCCAGCCCGCGCTGGACGCGCTGAGCACCGGCCGCGCCGTCGTGCCGGCTGGGCCGTCGTCGACGACCAGCATGGGCCACGCGTGCGCCCATGCACCGTGGTCGCGCAGCGAGGGACTCTCACGGTCGACGTAGCACCATCCGATGCCATCGCCCTCGGCGTCGTACTCCCACTGGCCGGCCGCGTTGTCGCCGGCCGCGCGGCCAAAGATGCGGCAGTATCGCTGGACGCTGCGCTCCCATAGCGTCGCGCCATCGTCCGCGTAGGTGGGGTGCTGCGCGGGCAGCACCCCCATAGACACCGGGTCGTGGATCAGCGTCATCCGGCGATCTCAACCGGTGTATCGACGCGCCGCCAGGTCTGCTCGTAGGTGATATCGAGCATCGGCACGACGTCGGGCTCGATGCCCACCCGCAGCAGCACCACACGCGGCTGCGGCACCGACGTCGGTACCCAGATGCCGCCCCCCGCCGAGGCGGCCACGTCGGCGGGCGTGGCGATGATGTCGTCACCGTCGACAACGAGCGCCTTCCAGGCCTCGCTGCCCTTGTCGCCGATCACCGTGTATACGTCAGAGATGGTCAGTGTGCTGATCGCCGGCCCGTACGCCACGTGCGCGGCATACGGCGACCCGCTAGCGACGGGGATGATGACCTGGCTCGGCCGCCCGCCACGCGCGACCGTGAACCGGCGCGATAGGATCTTGTACGGGCCGGCTGCCGCATAGCCCCACAGCTCCATCGATCCGCTGATTTCGCCGTCGCGCAGGTCGTAGACCGGCGCATCCGCAACCAGCGCCAGCTCGAGGCCCGGCAGGTACGCCTTGATCTGCCCGACCACGAATGGCCGGCCGACTGACGACCACACCGACTCCAGCCCCGCCCGCGTCGATGTCACCACCGACTGGTCGACGCCCGTCGAGTAGTTGGCCGTGACCCTGACCGGCTCGGTCAGGGTCGCGTAGTCGCTGGACGGACTCTGCGCGCTGCTACCGCTCTTTGAGTGCGTGATCACCAATCTTGGGTCGACCAGCGTCGCGTGATTCGTGGTCACCGCCGCCTGGAGGAACAACACCTCCTCGAACACCAGCTCGTAGTCGAGCAGCGAGTCCTCGTCGTTGGGCGCCCGCCGCTCGCTGACCAGATCCCACTCACCGCCGAGCGCGGATCGCACAGCCGCGTGATAGGTCGCGATGCTGGCGGCGTAGTTCGCCGCCGCAGACACCGTGCCGGCTATGCCCGTGTACTGGCCGGTCAGCGTCAGCGTGCGCCGGCGATCCCGGTTGTAGGCGATCGTCTCCCGGGCGTTCTTCCTGCCGCCCTGGCTGCCGGTGTCGGCAGGCAGCTCGACCTCGATCACAGCGAGGTAGTATCGGGTCAGCCGCGTGTCCCGCTCGTTTCCCGGCTTCTCGAGCCGGCCGCGGTGGTTGAAGCCCGTGCCCGTGCTGCTCTTCCATGACTGCGACGACCCGTTCCAGGTCAGCGTCAGGTCGGCGCCGACCACCCGCAGTGCCGTCTCGAGCGCAGCGGCGGCCGTCGTCAGCGAGCCCGTGACGACGAACGGGTAGCTGATCGTCAGCAGGTCATAGCTGACGGTCAGCGTAAACTGACCGTGCGGCTCGTAGTTGCTCGCCCCGCCCAGGGTCAGCGATCCGTAGACCAGCGTCGACTGCGACGTGACGGCAGCGGTCATCACCGCACCTCCCGATGGATCACCGCGCGGGTGCCCGCGTCGAGGAACCCGAACAGGTCCAGTGAGTCCCCCTGGCCGGGGAATCGAATGAACGTCGTCGGGCTGCCATCAGTGCCGACCGTGTGCACGATCTCGTCGACGCTGCCGACCGGGACCGATGTCCCCTTGAGCAGCACCGTCCGCGATCCGTCGTACCGGTCGCGCGCGCCGGCGTAATAGGACGCCGCGGCGGCGAGCGCGATCTGTGTGAGCGACGCCCCCTTCTCGCTGCTGTCCTTGCCGTTGATGACCAGCTCGCTCAGGTCGACGATTTCCGGATCCCGTTGGAATTGCGACGCAATTTCGCTGGCCTTGGCATCGCTCCACCGCATGCGGGCCGTCTCGATCGACGCCGGCACGCGGATGTAGCGGATGTAGCCCGACGACGTGTCCAGCGACGCGTGCATTGCTGCGGGCAGCAGCGGCTTCACGTCGGCGGGGTCGACGTGAATGCGGTAGAGCGCAGAGGCCGGCGTGCAGGTCAGGATGACCGCAAACTGCATGGTGCCCGGCAGCATCTTGGGGATGTCGGCCGAATGCCCCCGCTTGTAGCCGTTGTGGATCGAGGGCTTGCCCTCGACGTTGTTGGCCTCGATCACGGGAACGGGTGCCATCTTCCCGGGCAGCACCTCATTGCGGCGGGCGGCGGGGTCGCGCGCATCCTCCAGGTGGAGGATGCCCTGGTCCGCGTCGATCAGCCGCGGCTTCCAGGGGGCCGGCTGCAGCCCTGCGGTGATCGCGGGCTGCCCCAGCCCGTTCTTCGCGCCGGCCGGGTAGCCTGGCACGTAGGTCGCCAGCTCGATGCGCCCTGCGCCTAGCGCGCTCGCGTAGCGGCCCAGCTGCGACCACACCAGCGAGTGATTGCCGTAGGCGATCGCGCTGGCGCGACCCGCGCCGGTCGGATCGATGCCTGCCGCCATGCGGTCCTCGATCTGGAGGCACCGGTCGAGGTAGTCCCGCGGGATCCGGAACGTCCTGAATGCGTGCTTCTCGACCGCCTGGATCATCGCCACCCAGTTGCGCTTGAGCGGATCGACCAGGCTGGCCAGGCCAGCGAGGCTGGACACGTACCCGAAGCCGACACCCGGCACCATCATCTGACCGATCAGCGCTTTGCTCAGCTTGGTCAGCTTGCCCGAGCCGCCAATCAGGTTGAGCGCCGCGATGAGCGCGCCGAGCTCGATCCATGAGCCCTCGGGATGCACGACACCGCCGATAGATATCGACGGCCATGGGTTCTGGATGACGCATTCGAGGCGGGGCGTTCCGGCGGCCGACTCGGTGGATCCGTCCGCTGGGTCGTAGTCGAAGCGCACCTCCATTTTGGGCGTGAACAATGCGATGACGTGCCCCGCCCGCTGGCCGGGGCGCGTCGTGTACCCCGTGTTGCCACCCCCCCAGATCGCGTTGCCCAGATCGCCAATCATGTCCGACTCGCCGTCAGCGTTCGCGACCGAGTCGAAGACTATGGCGCCGTCATAGTTCACATAGACGGTTGCGCCCGGGACCTGGGATAGCGCGCGTGTCGCAGCCACGTCGCCCGGGTCGTCGATGACCAACCCCTCGATGCTGGCCGGCTTGAGCAACTTCGCAGCCGGCGTGACGATCACGCCGAAGTCGATCAACTTGGTCGCCGTCTTTACGAGGCCGATGAATGACGTCAGGCCATCAGCGGCGACGTCCTCGAGGACTTCGAGCCCGGTCCATGGCTCGCCCTTGTTCAGCGAGTAGGCTTTGTACCCCACCTCCGGCAGCACTTCGGCCAACGCGTCGACGCCGTACGAGGTGATTCGCTTGGTGCCGATCTGCGTGCGTATGTTGTAGCGCCGGTAGACGTGCGTGCTCGGCCAGAAGTGGCGCAGATCGCTAATCTCGATGCGCGCGAGCCGCGGGTTGTCGCTCGGGTAAACCCGCGTGACGAACAGATTTTTGACCTTGACCGGGATGCCGCCGGCATCACCGGCGTCTATCTCGAGCTCTATCGGCTTGACGGCCTTCTCGACCTCGCGCCACCGGTCGAGCATCGCGATGGGGACCTCGTACGACTCCCGCACCGGCTGGACGCCGGTAGCGAGCCGCCACTTCAGCGGCCCCGTCATCAGCATCGGGATACCGTCGACGCGGAAGCTGGTCGTCTTCGTCACTGGGTCAGCCCCTGCGCCCGAGACAGCGCAGCCTTCATCGCCTTCAGCGTCAGGTCAGCACCGGTGCGGTCCTGCCGGTCCTTGATCTGCGCATCGAGCATCCTGGACCCAAAATCAGCGATGGCGACGCCGGCGAGCAAGTCGGTGTCGCCGGTCAGCTGGTCGATGCTGCCCGCCATCTGGGCGCCGGTCAGCACGTCACGCGCCGTCGTATACGCACCGGCTGCCGACTGGATGGCTGCGATGCCGGCGTCGACCTGCTTGCGCACCTCGTCGACGATGCCGTTTAGCTTGCCCTCGAAATCCTCGGCGGTCGGTGCGTCGACGATGCCGGCCTTCGCCAGCACGCGCTGAATGTCCTTGATCTGCTGGCCGACCGTCTGATCGATCAGGCGGCCGGTCGCGCGCGCCACATCCTGGATGATCGATCCCAGGATGTCCTTGCTGACCAGCGCCGCGGCCGCAGTGCCTGCGACCCGCGAACCGAGCCCGAACGCCGTGCCGACACCGCGCCCTGTCACCTGCTGCGTCAGCGATTGGGCCCGCGCTGCATCCGCCGTCTTTTTCCCAGCCGCTGCGCGGCGCTTCAGCGCCTCGAGCTGCTTGTCGATACCCCTGACATCGGCGGCCAGGACGATGCGGATGCGCTCACCGAGCGCCATCGTACGCCACCCGGTAATCCTCGCGCATGCGGCCGGCCGCAAACGCGGCCTCGATCCGCACGCGGTCCGCCGCCGCCGCCGTGGCCCCGATCATCGCGGCGCGCTCCTCGCGATCGAGCGCGCACCACCACGCCGCGTCCACGATCACGATGCCGGCCGCGAGCAGGTCGTTGGCCGCTGAGACCAGCAGCTCACGCACGGCCGCCTGCTGCTCGGCCGTCAGCGCGTCGAGCGAAACCGGCCCAGCGAAACCGGCCGCCAGCCAGAGCCCACGGCGACGCGGCCGGGTGACGTCGGCCATCGCGAACGCGAACAGCAGCGCCAGGCCAGCGACCACGAGCGCAACCACGGCGATGGTGGTCGTCATAGCGAGATGCTCCCCAGCACGTCCACCTGGTAGACGCCCTTGCTCGCGTGCCGAATGCCACGGAACGCCACAGCTGCGCCGACATCCGACCCGATCGAGAATCCGAGCTGTGCGGAGTCGGCCCAAGATGGGCAGGCGCGATACATGATGAGCGCGGGGTGCGCGCTCGACCGCGGGGAGAACAGCAACACGAACTCGTCAGCGCTGCCCAGCACGGAGTCATCACCGGCGGTGCCGTACCCGCCGCCGCCGCCGCTCGTGTGCGCGAGCACCTTGGAGAGCATCGCGGTCGTCATGCTGCCCAGCACCACCTGCAGCAGCGCCGACTCGCACGCGCGCACCGTCTCCGTGCGCTCGCCGCCGATGCTCTCGTCCTCGATGTCGAGCACGCGGGTCTGCGGGTAGAAGTCGATCGCGACGACGTTGCCGAGGTCTGTGCCGCCGTGCGGAAACGTCCCGATCGACGTCGGCGCAGCGCACAGCCGGCCGGGGACGCGCAACGAGCCCGTGTCAGCGAGCGGGGTGGTCATGCCTAGCTCGGGTCCGCGATGTCCGGGGTGGCAGAATGCGGCCAGTAGGCGTCATACGCGCGCCAAATCCACTCCTGGATCACGGCGCCCGTGTGCCCCAACGTCCAGGTGAAAAAGTCGCGCTCCTGCAGCGGCGACTGGCCACCGACCGCGCAGAGGTACTGATTCGCGACGGACACGTAGGGCACTACGACCAGGTCATCTAGCAGCAGCTCGCCAGCGGTCCGCGTCCAGCTGATCGTGAGCGTCAGCGGGTCCGCGTACAGGTTGCGCGGCCAGGCCGTCGTGGTCAGCGGCAGGCGCAGCAGATTCCAGCCCGCTTGCGCTGCCACCGCCACACTGGCGGTCAGCGCGCCGAGCGTCAGCGCCAGCGTGCCGCTGGCCGCCCCTACCGCACGGTTGTAGGCGATCTGGCCGTAGATCGGCCGCGTGATCGCCGTACCGCGCGCGTCGAGCCGCTGCGTCAGATCGCGCGTCAGCTTGACGTTGATCGCGTACCGCACCTCAGAGGCGCTGTATCGGGCCTGGTAGATGTTGGACGCGTCGAATGTGTAGTCGCTGCCGTCACCGACTACCGCCGTGCTCGATGTCCACTCGGTCAGCGCGGTCGGCGTCGTCGCGGAGTCGGTCTGGTCGAAGCCGGCATTGCGTACCATCGAGTCCGTGTGGTCCGCGAGCGCCAGCGTCGTATCCGTGCCGCTGCCCGTGCGCTGGAGCTCCGTCGCCCACTTGGACGCGCCGGTGAGCCGCAGGATCTCGCGGTTACGCTTCACGCCGCCGCTCGCGTCGGTCAGGCATTCGGCCCGCCACGCCTCGGCGTAGACGTTCTCGGGGTCGTAGTTGTCGGCGTCCTTGGCGAGCTGGTTGATGACCGCGTCGCCCGTGTTGCCGCCGTCCGCGGTCGGCGAACCGTAGGTCATCGCCCGCGTCTTGATCGTGCGGCTGCCAGTGTCATGGTTGTAGCGCGGGATGTAGACCCGCGCGAGCAACTCAGGGTCGGTCACCGGCGCACCGATGGCCTGGCCGTAGGTGCGCATGATCGGATCGAGGATCAGCCGCGCGCCGCCCCGGCTCAGCACCGCATCCAGCCGCCCCTCGAGCGTCTTGACGCCGGTCAGCAGGTCGCCTGCGAACTCGCCCTCGAGCGCCTGGATCAGCGTGTCCTTCCGCGCGAGCCAGTTGGTGCTGCTGACGGACGCGGCGTCCTTCATCAGCTCGAGCAGGATCACCGCGGCCTGCAGCTGGGCGTCACACTCGGCGACGGTAGGGCTGGACGACATCTGCGCCTCCTAGCTGCTCAGGACCGTGATCTGATCGACGCCGATCCGCAGCTCGCAAAAGTGGCAGAGGGTGCCGCAGTACATATCGTGGCGGATGAACCCTCTGATCTCGATAGGGCCGGATTCGGGCTGCAGCGTCCAGACCGTCACATTGCACCGCAGCGCGTTGATCACCGCGTCGATGATGGTGCCGAACGCAGCCTCGCTCGCGCTCCCGTCGCCCGTCACCGCATACCGGCCAGTGACTACGATGTCGTGCGTCGTGACCGCACGCAGCCCCGTCTCGACCTGCCGGTCCGTCACGCCCTCGCGGTAGATCTCCCACAGGTGCAGCCGCGCGGCGCCCTTGGCGGCCGCCTGGAAGTCGTCGGGCCGGCTCTCGTGCAGCCGGTAGGTGATGACCTTCCCCGCGCCGCCCGTGATGCCCGCGACCGCGCCCACCAGCGTGGCCAGCGCCGATCGGATCGACGAGTAGTCGGCAGCCATGTTACCGGCCCGCCCGTCCGATCGCGTCCGCGATCACGCGGCCGATCAGCTGCAGCGACCGGCGGGCAGCACGGCTGCCGCCCAGGTCGGTGCCGGTGCGCTTCGCCTTGGCCCGCAGCGCGCCAATCACCGCGCGCTGCGCGCGGCCGTGCTTTTGCAGCGAGCGCTGGATCGCGACCGCGACCGACGTCACCGCGGCACTGCCACGCACCTGGCGGCCGGTCGGTGTGATCCCCTTCTTGCGCACCCAGTCCTCGATATTGCGGCGGGGCGCCATCCGGCCGGCGCCACCGCCCTTGACCGCCGTCCCGCCGCGGCCGCCGGCGGTGACGATGCCGACCAGCTCGCCCCCCTGGCGCTGCAGCCGTACCTGGATCGCCGCGCCGTCTACGCCGAGGTCGAGGCGCAGCTGCTCCTGGAGCACGCGCATCGCGTCGGTGAGCCCGCGCGCGGTCGCGCGGTCGATCTGCTCACGCTTCAGCGCTAGCAGGTCGAGCGTCACCCGCTCCTCGTCGCGAGCCATCAGCGCAGCGACCGCCGCGCAAACAGGTAGTCGGACCCGCCGCCGCGGCCGGTCGGTATGTCGATGTCGCCCATCAAGATGGTGCCCGCGCCATCGCCGCCCTCAGCCGGCGACATATGGTTGACATAGCGCTTAAAATGCATCTGGGCGACGTCGGCGTACAACTGCGCCTTGCCGCTGTGATTGACGGTGTCGGCGGCAAGACTGGACAGCGTCGACTCGGCGTAAAAGGTCGCCAGCGTCTCACAGCAGAGCGCCGCCGCGAGGTCGGCGACGGCGTCGAAGTCGGAGGCCGGCACCGTGTCGTCGCTGGCGCTGACCATGTGCAGCGCCTGGTAGTGGATGCGCGCTTGCTCGGCGGCGCCGAGCGCGTGGACGGTCCCGAGCTGTTCGACGCCGTCCCGGCGCAGCACGACCAGGCGGTCGCTGATCGGCCGCACCATCACCGGCGGGATCTGGTCGATAGGGTACTCGTAGTCGCACAGCGTCGAGAAGCCCTGCGACCAGCCAGTTGGGGCGGGCCACACCTGCGTAGTCCCGTCGCCGGTCAGCGTGGCGTCGATCACTCGCGGCCGCGCACGCGAGTACGTGCGCACGGCCGCGAGGATGCGCGCCTCACGGACGTCGGTGACGCCCAGCGAGGTCGAAAGATCCGACAGCCGGCCAGCGTCATCCGGGACACGTGCGCCGACCGCCACTACGTAGTCAGCGAGCGTAGCCACGGATGAGGCCTCCGGCTAGGACGCAGATACGGTCGACGAGTACGAGTAGGTGAGCAGGTGGGTGATCGGCGGCAGCGCCATGCCCGAGTCCACCGTGGTGTACTTGACCTGCACGGTGCTGTTTGCTGGCACCTCGTAGCTCAGTGCGGCGTCGATCGCCTGCCGCCCCAGCGTCAGCGCGGCGCCCGAACTCAGGTTCAGCGACGCGACCGAGCTGGTGCCCGATCCACCCGTGCCGGCGTGGATCAGCTCAAGCGTGGCGTGGCTCACGGTGCGCCCCGTCACCGCCGACCCGGCGATGACGTGGTACCCCGTGATCAGCACCGGCTGCAGGAACGTGAGCCCGTACTGGGGCGAGCCGGCGACGCTCGTTGCGGCGAGCGCTCCGACCGCAACCGACGCCTGGTGCGGCCCTGCCAGATCTTCGATGCGCATCTCGAGTCTCCTCGCCGCCGACTAGGCGACGATACCGCCGGCGAAGGCGCGGTGGTCGATGATCGTCGATCCGAAAATGAATCGCCACTTCATGCCGATCCGATCGGCCGTGAACATCGCCCCCTGGTTCTCCTGGTCGGCGACGAAGATCGCCGGCTCCTCCTGCCCGTCGACGAAGCCGACCACCGCCGACTCCATCATGGTCGGGTCCGCGACCAGCATCCAGTTGTTTGTGTCGGCCGTGTAGTGCGAGACCAACACCTCGAGGCCCAGCACCTCACGCACGCGGTTGGGCAACCAGGTATCGGCCGCGGTCACCTTGACCGCGGACGACACCAGCTCCCAGGCGGTCGGCTCCAGGTCGGGCGGGACCAGCAGGTACTTCGGCCGGTTGCGGCCGCCGAGCCGTTCAGAGGAGCCGTACTCCGTCTGCTTCATCATCTGCAGCGCGGCCGTCTCCAGCGTCGTCAACGACAGCGCGGTGACGCCGCTGTTGGCGTGGTCGACGTGGATCAGCGACGTGCTGTCGTAGGTCATCGTCGGGTTGGCGAGGATGCCCGTGTCGAGCAGCGCCTTGCTCAGCGTTCTCGCGCCCGCGATGCCGACGCGCTGCGGCAGGTCGCGGAAGGCGTCGAGGTCGTCGTTGACGAACGACTCCATGGAGAAGTAGATCAGGTTCCCCTTCTTTGTCGGGGCGACCGTCGCTTCCTCGTCCGTCAGATCCGCGTGCTCGGCGTACACCGCATTCTCGGCGACCGTCGAGAGGTCGCCCAAGTACGCGAGCCGGCCGTAGCGCCGGGTGCGGAAGTCGGACCAGCTCTCGACCGTGTAGATCTTGCGCCACGGGTCCAAGTCGCCGAGCGAGTACGCCTTCTGCAGCCGGCGCGTCACCGAGTCGCCCAGGATCTCCGCGAAGGTGCTGGTGATGTTGGCCTCGCCGAGCCGGCGCAGGTTCTGAGCCGCGCTCTCGCGGAACTCGCGCATCGCCTCGACCTGACCGCCCGAGCGCCAGCCTTCGCTGCCCGTCAGCGGGCCGCTGGGCTGGCAGTGCGCCACAGCGCGCATGAGCTTCTTGCCCACCGCGCCCTGCGACATGTGGGACCCCGTGATGACACGGTACGCCTCGTGCAATGAGGCGAACATGTACCGTTCGCCGTCGTCGCCCAGCGTGAACCGCTTGTTGAACCAACCGTCCATGGCCCATGCGTACTTTTGCGCCTGGTCGGGTCCGACGCTGACGGCCTCTCGCACGCCGACACTGGTCGTGATCGCGGGCGACAGCTGCGCCAGCAGCTCTCGCTCGGCCGCTACGCGAGCCTCGATCACGCTCCGCGTCGCGGTCACGGATCCGGCGAACGACTCGCGCACCCGCTGGGCCAGCGGAGCAGGCAGTGACGCGGCGCTCAGCACCGATTCGACGCGGTCGCGCACGATCTCGCGCGCCATCGCCGATTCCATCATCGGCGCCGGCGGTGCCGATGATGGGTCCGCCGGCGCGGGCTCGACCGCCGCGGCAAGCAGCTGCTCGAGCGCGGCCATCGCGCCCTCGGCGTCGCCGGCCTGCAGCATCGCCAGCACCTGCTCGAGCTCCGCGCTTTCGACCGCGGCCTCGGCGTAGCGCTGGGTGCCTCGGCGCGACTCACCGAGCCGGCCGAGCGCGCGCGACTTCGCGGCGCCGAGCACCATCATCACCTGGTCCCGCGCACCGGGCTCGTCGTGGCCCTCGGCGTCGAAACCCGTCATCCACGCCGGCCGTCGACTGACGATCGAGGCTAGGAGCCGCTGCCATGTGTTCACTGTCATTCTCCGGGATGCCACGAGTCGAAGTAGGCGGCCACCCGCTGCTGGGTGTGTCACCACGTCGAGGCTGTCTACGCTCGCGAGCGCATCGACGACCCACGCCTTACGCCCCTCTGCCATGTGTAGCCTACCACTACCCATGGCGTCAATGGAAAAACCGAGCCCCCCCCCGTTGTGGTATGCGGCCAGCAACAGCTCGCGGGTCGGCTGGTGATGCACGACCAGTGTCGCGTGCAACTCGCGCGACTGGTCGCACCAGTGGCACTCGCGAAGGAACCCGACGACGTTGCCGGCCGCGCCCTGCGGCCGCTCATCGACCATCGCGGGCGTGCGGTGGTCGTGCGCGCCCCCGAACTGGTACACGCACACGGGTCGCCCGTTGAATTTGTCGGCGGCCGCCGACAAAACCTCCGCGGGGTAATACCGCGGGTGCGCGCCCTCGTGGTTGAGGGAGAACCCCGCCGCAATCACGCACACCTCCCACTGCCTCCCGTCCAGGCTATGCCGCTCGAGCAGCCGGAGCGGTCCGTCCAGGTCTAGGCGCAGCATTGCGGCCTCCGCGTTTTCCGCCGCCGCGGTCGGCGGCGGCCTTCGGTGGTGCGCGTCGTCGGCGGCACAGTGGGCGCTGCGGCTGCTGCGTCAGTCGCCGGTGGGTAGTCTGTCCGCTGGTACACCGTGCCGAGCACCGGCCAGGTCGCCGATTCGCGCTGCGGCGTCATCACCGGGTCGGCCCGGTGGGGCCGGCGGACGAACACGTCCGACTCCCGCTCGATGCTCCATGCGTTGCGCAGGATGTCCAGCCCCTTAGCGACATTTTTGAGGCCGGATTGTGATACCAGCAAAGACCACACCGGCGGCTCCGTGTCGCCCTGCTCGACATGCATCGACCACAGCTTGCGGACCGCGATCGGCACCATGCCCAGCCCGATCAGCGGCACCAGGCCGGACGCCGCCATGAGGTGGATGGAGGTCACGCCGGCGAGCGACGCCGCGTACATGCCGTAGGCCGCGCCGACCGTCCCAGCCGTCGCGGCGAAGTGGGGCAGCGTCAACGGCCAGGCCGCCAGCTGGAGCAATCCCACCGCGAGACGCGGCACCGACTGCATCAGCGCGGATACCCCATCGAAGCCAAGCTCCGCGACATACCGGGCAGCGTTGATCGCTACGCCGGCGGCGGTCTTGGCGCCGTTGGCCACGGCGAAACCAACCGCACGCGCCAGCGCGGCAGAAGCACCCGCCTTGCGGGCGGCGGCCTCTGCCTTGACCGCCGCGTCAAGCGCGCGCTCGTCGACACCGCGCGCGCCCAAGTAGCCGTAGTACCGCTGCAGTTCCGCTGGATCGTCGAGGTCGAGCGCCTTGCCGTCCGGGAATGTGAGCTCATCGAGCCGATCCATCGCGGCTTGGATGCGCTCGACCTCCGTCTGGGTGATCGGCGCGAGATCGCCGCTGGCCTGGATCGCATCGGCCAGCGGGGCCATGTCCTGTGACAGCTGTTCGCCAGCGGCCTGCTGCTCGGGTGTCAGCGCGCCCGTCGCAGCGGTATTGGCGATCTCGGATAGGGCGGCGGCGACGGGCGGCACGTCGGCCTCAGCCAGTACCGGTGCCACGCTAGCCACGTCCGGAGTGGCAGTGTCGCCTGCGAGGTGTTCAGCGCTCGGCGTGCAGCCCGTCAGATCCGAGCGCTCACCGGCCGCGCACGCTTGGCCGGCGTGCTCGAGGCCCTGTTCACCCGCCGCGTTCGCGTGCATCTCGTCAGCGGCTTTGCCGACATCCTCGAGCGCCGCTACCGCCGCGGTGTCGCCCGATGCGGCCGCCTGCGCCATCGACTGCGCGATGTCTGCGATCGCATCCTCGGCGACCGCTTGCCGATCGGCGGCCGTGTCGACGCGGTAGCCCTGGATCGCCGCGAACGCGGTCGGGTCGCGGCGGATCGTGTCGGCGACGGCGCCGAGGTCCTCGGTGCCCGTCTGGTCGGCCCACCAGTCACCATTGGAGACCTGGCCCAGGATGTTAGCACGCCGGACGTCGGCCGGGTCGCCGGTAGCGAGCAGCGCGGTGATCGTGTCGTCGCGCAGCCTGCGAGCCGCGTCCCGATCCTCGGCCGTCGTCGACGATCCGCGCGGCGCGCGCAGCGTTAGCGCGACGGCCTGCGTCTTGCCGTCCGGCCCCGTGATGATACTGCCGCGTCGGCCGTCGATCTTGGCTGGTGTCGCGCCCGCTGCGTCGGCATCGTCGACCACCGCGCCCTGGCGCGCGCCCTGCTGGCCGCGCCGCTTGCTCGATCCCGGCTTCTTGGGGATGCAGCCGGTTGCGTCCGCGCGCTCGCCGCGCTTGCACGGCTCGCCGCGGCCCTCGAGGATCGCGAGCGCATCGGCGCCGATGTCGAACCCATGCGCGCGCATCCAGTCGCGGGCTGCCGATACGTCGCCGTCGATGGTGCGTATCCCCGCGAAGGCGGTCAAACCCTCGACCCATCGCTGCAGACGCGCTG